AGTAATTCCAAACTTGCCTGTTGTTGCAAGCGTAGTCCCATCAAAAGTAAGCGCAGAACCGCTTGTAACAACCTTAGAGCCGTTTAAATACGCTACTCCATTAGCAGTACCTCCAGAGAATGTGGGGTTTGCTGAAAACGATGATGTGCCAGTAGATGTCAATGTCCCTGCAACACTCAAAGTCTTACCAGCGCCAACATTTAGACCAACACTTGTGCCAGTGCCTGCGGCAGCAAAAACAGCATCAACACTGTCCAAGTCGGTATTGATCTTTGTACCCCATGTGTCGGTGGATGCACCAACTTCTGGTTTGGTCAGTAATAGATTTGTGGTGGTTGAATCTGCCATTTTTTACCCCTATGCGGCTATTTGCCAAGTCTCGCTATTATCCGCAATTGCTGTCCAACTTTCACTGCTGTCACTAATTGCGGCCCATGTTTCTGATGTGTCTGTGATCGGTGTCCATGTCTCTGCATTGTCAGAGATTGCATTCCATGTCTCTGCCGTATCACTCTCTGCCACCCATTTTAGATTGCCAGCAATCGTCATAGATGACTGGCAAGTGAAATTGATTGGAGTGCTTTGTCTTCTCTGGCCGTTGACACTCATGCCAGACTCAGCTGCAATCAGCACAGACTGATTCACGATCACGCTGGTGGCCACAGTCATTGTGGCAAAGTCTTCAATCAGGATTTGAATGAGTGGGACCCTGACGCCATTGACAGACATCGCGCTGGTATCGACCGAGGCAAATGCACCGATGGCCACTCTGGTGGCCGCCAGGCTCGCGCTAGATGTGGCCGCAAATGTTGATTTGCCTATGGCATAGCGCAAAGCGCTTGCAGACATGCTGCTGGTGCTAGATATCGTGGCCGAGGCATCGGCAACTATTTGCGCAGCAGCTGTTGCACCGCTAGACGCTGAAACCGAGAATGATGCTGTCTTGACCACATTGGCCGAGACAGTCTCTGTGCTAGAAGCAGAAACAGAAAACGCGCCTATGCAGATGCGCCTTGCATTGAACTCAGCCGTACTGGTGGCCGCGAATGTGGCTGCTCCAAGGCTTACGCCATAGGAATACTTCCCTTGTCCATACGGGCCAAGACCATAGGCTGCCATGTCATGTCAATGTGACATCAAGATCACCAGCTGGAATGCGCAGCACATCGCCATCATTGATGGTGCGAGCTGTGGTCAGCGCTGCCCAGGCGATCAGATTGCCGCCAGTGCTTGCATCAAAAATGCCAGCCCAGCCAATTGATCCCCAATTGCCGCCACTGGCAGCTGCAAACTCGATGGCCGCTGCGTTGGTGGCGTTGGTGGGGCTTGTGCCAGAGATCGTGATTGTGCCGGTGGCCACTCGCGCATAGGCGTTGCCGGTCACCTCAGTGCCGCCGCCAGTATCACTTGGCGCAGCCGTGAAGAGGCCAATGTACCAAGCCGTTGGGCGCGTGGCGCTGCTAGTTGTCAACAGCCAGGTTAAAACTAGGTTTTCGGTGTAGTCGGTAAAAGATGACATGTCCAGTCCTTATCCAAAAGTCTTTGCACGGGTAAGCAATGCACCACCAGAAGACGCACCGCGATCATCGGCAGTTTGCAATTCACTCATTGCACGATCATATAGTGATGACCACACTTGGATTCTCGCATCATCTTGCAAGTATGGAGCAGCTTGCAGCAGCGCGCCATACAGATAAATGTCTGGGCTTGATGCCAAAAGCCAGTTGGTGGTCACAGTGCTTGATAACTTTGTCAACTTCGCGTAATAGGTCAGCTCGGTTGTGTAGTTAGAGTCTGGTGTTGGGACCAATCTAAACTGGCCACCGACCACACCAAAGAATTTGGGCTTGGCGCTGGCCGTGTAATTGGCGGCCTCATTGTCCAGGGCATCAATACTCAAAAACTGCAATGGGGTCTGTGGATTTGTGCTTGTCAGTTTCAGAGATTTTGTCTCTAAAAAGTCAGCAGGCACAGCGCCATATTGCGCGTCAAAAGACGCATTGGCCCTGACAATCATCTGCCTGGTGCGCAATGTTCGCTCAACTTGCGCCTCGGCCAGAGAGATAAAGTCAGGAATGGCATTTGTCAGGTCTGACCGATTAAGCCAATCACCAATGGATGTCTTCAGCTCTGTGTAGGTTGTCAGTGCCATTATTGGGCCTCTTTTTCCATCTCTTCTTTCACAATCCAAGTGTGTTCATGGCGATATTCAAATGTGCCAATGTGGCCAATTTCCTTTGAGACATCATGGTCGATGTAAACCTTGTAACCTAGCTCTTGAGCCTTCTTACAAAAGAACACATCCTCACCCATGTAGCCCCGTGTGGTCTGCCATGGCATATCAAACCATGGCTCGCTCATACCCTCAAACACCTCGCGCTTGATTAGCATTATGCCAGTGCCAATGCTTCCCACCTCTTGCAATCCAGTAGATTCTGGCATGGTGTAGACCGGCACTCGCTTGTCGTTTTCGTCATAGTTTTGAGCTGTCGGGCCAGTGGGCATTCTGCGCCTGGCGCAGTTGGCGGCCACAATCTCTTTGTCGTGGGCCAATAGTCTGCCAACCATGTCCTGTGGAAATGTCATGTCAGAGTCAATGAAAAGGATATGTGTGCAGCCTTCTCTCATGGCATCCAAGCAAAGGTCAGCCCTTTGGTTTTGGATGATCGTGCCTTGCATCAATTTCAGACTGATTGCGTCTGTGGTGTTGAGTGTGTGATACGCCACCATATTGACCATGCAATATGTGTAATTGGTGTGGACCTGATCACGGGCCGGTGTGCAGACTGCAATGTAGTTCATACTTTTCCAGGTCGAGTTCTAAAGAATTGATTGTCGCTGTCGTTCAGCCATTTTTTCATGTATTCCTGATCATCAATCTTGCCCTCGGCTTTCATCTTGTAATAAAGAGCTTCTGGGATGGATGCGACCAAGTGCCATTCACCCTTCCATGTGGCCTTTTCATCTACAGCGTTGTAGATGGCCTTGTTGGCCTCAATGACATCAGTCACATCTTGCTGGGTCTGGATGGTGACTTCATCGTTGTCGGTGTTGTAGTGCCAGGTGCGTGTAATACCATGGTCTTTGTTGACATCAAATAATTTTTTTTCAATCATGTTAAAAAAAGGGCCAAGTTTCCCTGGCCCTTTCCGTTTGCTTACTATTAAGAAGTAACCAAGTCTGCGGCCAAGCCGTGGGCGTTTTCAGCCAACACTTTGTGACCCCACTCAACGATCAACATGCGCTTCTCAGCGTCACCAGTCTTCGCCAATTCAACTTGCTGGTAAGGGCGCAGCACAGTCATCTTTGCGTAGTCAGGATCGATCACCCATGCATCGCGCTCGCGTTGGAATCTATTCGCGATCACCTGCACATTTCCGAAGTCACTGACATAGATGTCAACTGCGCCGACCAATGTCGCAGGCTTTGCACCACCATCGATGTTGAAGCGGCTTGAAGCAATACCAGAGAAACCTGACACGCGCTGTTTGTTGACAGGACCGCACATCAAAATCTTAGGTGTACCACCAGCTGTCCACACCTTCTGAATCACATTCTTGAGAATGGTTTCAGTGAATGTGCGCACATTGCCATCTGTACGGGCGCTGTTTGGCAGCGTTGTGTAAGATGGGTCAACGCCGTTGGTCTGCTTGTCGGTGTTTGTTTTCACAAACGCGCCCAAAGATGCAGTCACACGGGCAGTTGTTGAATCGCCAGCAACAGCGATACCGCCATTGAGCATGACGAATTCTTGGTCACGTTTTAGCTCCGCGCCGCGCTTCGCGATTTGGTAGGCCAGCTCGCTGCGACGTCCTGCCTTGTTCACCACTTCTTCAGTAGCTGACAAGATGATTGTCTTGCGTGAAATCTGTGCGTAGTTTTGCAAACGCACAGTAGCAGTCACAGAGTCAAACGATGAGACATCGTCACCTTCAAGCTGCGCATTTGCGGCGGCACTGGAAAGTTGGTCTGTTTGCCACTCATACAAACTGTTAGAAACATTCTCTCTGCCAATGTTTGAAGAATATGGAGTTTCTTCTGGTGAGATATTTGTTATAACGTTGCTCAAATCCTCCCGAATACCCTTTGCAGAGTAGGTCAGGAATGTGTTACTTACGATAGCCATAATTTCCTCATTTCAATAAAAGTTCAATTGCAGAGGCCGCATCATCAATGCGACCGGTTTTTGCAAGACGCTGCTTTGCTCGCGTACTTTCAGTTGTTGTCGAAACCCGACCAGCTGCACCAGGCTTGGCTGTTCGTGGGCCATTGTTCACCACAGGCTTAATGCCTTGACGTTTACTTACCATTTGGTCAAACATTGCTGCTTTACGCAACAACAAGACCAGCCGGTGGTCGTAAACATTCTTCAAATCTTCATCGGTAAAGCCTGCTGCCTTTGCAGACTCAATCACCAGTGCCTTTTCGGCCTTTGCCTTCTTGGGGTCCTTCCAATCTGGCAAAGCGGCTAATAAGGCTTCTTGCTGGCTGGCAAGTTGGGCCTCCATAGCGCGCTGCTGCTCATACTGAGACACTTGAAAAAGCCGCTGCTGTTCAGACTGAATAGCACCGAGTTTTTCTTGCCTCTCGCGCATGATTTCCTTTTGCCTTACCCATTCAATTGGGTCCTCGTGATAGAGGCGCTCCAAATCAACTTGAGGCTCCGAAGACTGAAGTTGGGCTTGCAATGCTCCCAACAATTGAGCGTACTGCTCACGCTCGGCTCGGACCGCCTGCGTTTCTTGCTCGACTTGCTTGCGCACTTCGGCAATCTGCTGCGTTTTCCGAGTGTAGTCCTGTGTCCTGGAATAGCCTTTTTGAAGTTCGTCTAGCGTCACTGCGACTTCCTTGCCGTCTACTTTGACGGTGAAAGTCTGTGGCTGTTCTTGCTCCTCTTGCTCTTCCTTTTCTTCGGACTGTTCCTCTGGGGACTCTTCATCTGGCGCGTCTTCCACACCAGACTCATCCTCCTCAGAAGCCGCTGCCTCTAGGTCCTCTTCGGACCCATCGGCTGGCTGCGTCTCGTCAACTTGCGCTTGTCCTTCATCAGGGGCCAACATTGCCGAGATAGCATTGGTCGCATCGACCACATTCATTGCTTGTATTTCTGCCATAGTATTTTCTTAAATTAGTTTTTCTGTGATTTGCTTATCGCATTCTGTGCAATTTTGCCGTTGTCCATAATCTTGATCAACTCTTGTCGCAGCCCGTCAATGGCCTGCAACATGCACCATGCTGTCTCGCGCCTCGCAGACTCTTCGGGTTTCGATGAACGAAATACCCAAAGTTGGTCGCCTTCTAATTTTGCAATCGCTGCATTGAGGGTTTCATCCTCAAGCAGCTGCTTGGCCTTTCGGCCTTTATTTACCTGGTCTTCATTTGTCACTTACTGTGCCATTCCTTGAAAGGTTGATGGGGGCATCATCTCAGGCGCTGGCT